GAAGTAAAAGTAAATAAATCTCCTGGCTCTAGAGTATGTGCTGGTTTGTTTACAGTAACTGTTGCTGAGGTATTTACAGTATCAAAGGTGCATCCAGTCAAAGCTGTGTCCAGTGGTGTAATATCGTAGAAAGCACCCTCATAATAAATAACTAAAACTTTGTTAGTGCCGATTGCAGCATATCTTCTTCCATCTAGATCCGCCCAAATAAATTGTTCTCTAGCTGCTCCTACAACAGTATTTAATAAAATCTGTTCCCAACCACCAATTTTTTCAGGTAATCCATATCTAAATCTAACAAAATCACCATCAGTCCACTGACCTTCAGCTCCTGTTTGTGTTACTTGTTTATTAAATCCTGGTCTAATCTGTACGTTTGTTAAAGGCATAAGGTATTATACAATAAAACAATACCATCTTAAAGGTCGTCAGTTTCTTTTTTTATTTGTATATCTTGGTCTTCGTGAGAAAGAATTTTTTTTGTTTTCTCATCAAAATTATGTTGAATATTAACAAATAGAGCCATAAATAAATTAGCAAAATGTTTGAGAAACTTAGGTGACAATTCTAATTTTTTATTTTTATTCAATATTTCAATTTCTTTATCAGTAAAGATAATTTCTCCTGACCCATCTTTTTTACCATTTATAATCATTTTTTTACTATACCCCAATACATTCTGTTGTCCATATAATATCCTTTGTTTGGACCTTCTGCATCAACATAATGAAGAAATGTTTGAAATGTAAAATCACCATTAAATGCTTCTCTCCAATGTTTTAATTTACAACCTAAATAAATAACTGCATCTCCTCTTTTTGCAATTACTGGTTTGCCGTCCATAAATATAGGCCAATCAGTTCCATCATTATCGATATTTACTGTTACACTTATTTCACAGGAAGGTCTATCGCTATGTTTTTTTAAAACTGCATGTTTGGTATAAGTACGCCAGAAAGCATAAGTAGGCAAAAGTTTCTTTCCTGTTTCCTTTTCCATTAAATTTTTCTTAACTAACATCAAGGATTCCATAAGAGGGTCTCCATAAAAATACGTATCTCCTACACAACTTTGATCAAGATCAAAATTAGTTAAATTTGTTCTGTGTCGCATTTCACAATAACAAGATAATATATTTATTTCATCTTCCGATAAAAAATTTTTTATAAGTTTATAATCAAAATCTTTTCCTATGATGCCCATGCTACTACCGAATATCTCGTTCCTTTTTCTACTTTTGTTACAGAATGTGGATATAAAAAATTACTTGGCCAAACAACCATTCTATTTTCTTTTTTTTCTATTTTTGTTATTATTTCTGAGTTAGGATATTTGAAAAGTAAATCTCCACCTTCGTAATCCTCATTGACTAAAAAAATGCAGCTAAAAATTCTAGGTATAATAGAATGAGAATCTACATGAAAAATGTAATGACCACCTTTTTCGTATTTTAAAATTTGAATATCATCTATATTAGCTTGTACGTTAAAATCGAATATTTTGAGGTATTCATTAACAAAATGAGTAAAAGTAAAATGTAAAAAATTTGCCCAATGTACTTCTGTTAAACTTTCAACACCTATATTATTTTGTTCCCATTTTTTTGTAAGTCTTATTTTTTTTTCTAAATCAAATTCGTCATCTTTTAAGTCTTTTTTTGTAAATGCTTTTTTTCCAATAACTCTTGCATCATCAAATTTTTTTGACTCAGCACATATTTTTTGAAAGTTTTTTAAAATATCTTTCGGTACCGCATTATCAAAAGTTATAACATAACTGTGTAAATCTTTTACTTCCATGATTTTTTTTGCCAAAACCTTTTTTTATAATTATTTAACATAAATTTATGTTCAAAGAATTTAGATTGATGATA